GGCGGCCAGCTGGGTACGTGGTTTAAGGCTGTGTCCGATGTCAAGAACGCGGAAGAAGAAGCCAAAGACCCGCCGTTATTCAAAAAGCTGATGTTCTCCGGCAGTGTTGAGCAAGAGGCGATGCAAGCCCTAGTAGCTCGCAAGAAGATTGAGCAGCAAGAGAAAGAGCTGCGTGAGCTGATAGTCTACAAATGGGGCGTTGAAGAATACACAGCCATGATGCGTGACCGCGCCAAGATTAAAGACACGCGGGAAAGGGCAATACTGAACCAGCGCAGGAAGATGCGTAAGCTCATTCAAAATGTTTTAACCGTCACCGTCCTGCTGGGGCTGGTGGGCATCATAGTCGCATTTGTGATCGGCATTATTCAGAATCTGAGGTAATTACCATGTTAAGTTTAGTATCAAGTCTGTTGGGTTTTGCTGCCGGCGGCCTGCCGAAAGTACTGGATTTTGTCCAAGACCGTGGCGACAAGAAGCACGAACTGGCACTGATGGCGATGCAGCGTGAGCGTGAACTGGCGTTGGCAAAAGAAGGCTTTATCGCACAGGCTGCGGTTGAAGAGATCAAGACTGAGCAGATTGCCATGCAGACACAGGCGCAAGAGAAGTTGGCGATGTGGAAGCACGACATGAAGATTGGTGAAGGCGCGTCAACGTGGGTCATTAACCTTCGCGCCAGCGTGCGGCCTATGGTCACCTACTTGTTTGTGGGTCTGCTGATTGTCGTAGACATAGCCGGTATTTGGTACGCATACAGCACGGGCGTGGCGTTTGCCCAAGCAATGGAGATGGTGTTCAGTGATGACGAGATGGCGATTCTTGCTGCCATCATCAGTTTTTGGTTCGGGTCACAGGCTTTCCAGAAGAAATGAGCGTATCCGAGGCTGGCATCCAGTTAATCAAATCCTTTGAGGGCTGTCACAACATACCCTATAAATGCCCCGCTGCGTTGTGGACACTTGGGTATGGCCGTGTTCTGTACCCAGACCAAGCGCGGCTCAAGAACGAGGAAAGAACCGCATACCCGCTGAGAACTGAGCATAACAGGACATTTTCCGGTGATGAAATTGACGCGCTTCTTGAGGCGGATTTACAACGCTTTGAGGCTGGGGTACTACGATTATGTCCTGCTACTGCTGATCGTCAGTGCCACTTGGACGCAATTGTTAGCTTTGCTTTCAATGTTGGATTAGGTAACTTGCAGTCAAGCACCCTAAGAATGAAGTACAATCGTGGCGACTACGATGGCGCAGCAGACGAGTTCTTGAAGTGGAACAAGGCTGGCGGTAAAGTGCTACGAGGGTTGGAACGGCGCAGAGAAGCCGAGCGAGCTTTATTTTTGTCTGGGGGCTAGATGTATCTTATAAGCAACATACCGTACTTTAAGTGCTGGGTACGCAAAGAGTTTACTAACGGCCATCAAGGCTATCACGGCGAGTATGTACATGCGCTGGCGGTGGCGGTTACCACGATGCCTGATCGGTGTCTGTCGTTTCAGCTGATCTTTACGGGTTGCGAAGCAGACGATGGTAGCCAGCCGAATGTACACGGCGGCGCGATGTGGGCAAGAATGCCGATCACTGCTTTGGTGGGAGATATACCGCTGGAAGAGTGGCCTGAGAGGATGGAGACGCACTTTGTGCAGCCGTGGGATTGCAGTTCTTACCACCACAGCATTATCTCTATTGACCGGGCTAAACCATCACAGTGGCTATGCAAGATCAACAACGAGTTCTACAAGGGACGTTACCTGTTCACCGTTGACTACGCCGAGAGCGAGGTCTCCGAAGACCCCGCCCAGCACAAGCAGACCCATGTCCTGATCCTGACCGATGCTGGTAAATGGACGGGTAATATTGTAGCCTTACCGAATAATCGAGTCCGCGTCACAAGCCCAGCTTACTGGGTCACAGGCGAAGGCGCACCGGACTTTAAACCGAGTCAGTGGATACACTGTGCGGAGCAAGACGATAGCTATCTAGACCCAGCAGTTACTTTTAACAACTTGTACTCGGAGAGCGAAAATGATGAAAGCTAAAGGTATGGCAGCAGGCGGCGCAATGAAGATGGTTGAAAAGGACGGCAAGAAAGTCCCAGCATTCGCAGCGGATGGCAAAGGCAAGATGGCAGCTGGCGGCATGGCTAAGAAAGGCTACGCAGCGGGTGGCGCAGTGAAGAAAGGCGGTGCGGGCGGCGGCAAGGTGCGCGGTGCTGGCGTTGCAATCAAAGGTACACGACCTGCAAAAATGATGTAAAGGGCTTAGATGGCGTACTTTCGACTTAATCTAGCCCCCGGCATCGATAAGCAGAACACCGAATACGGTGCTGAGGGCGGCTGGACGAACTGCGATAACGTGCGGTTCAGATACGGCTTGCCTGAGAAAATAGGCGGCTGGATTAACTTTGAAGGCACCGAAGTCTATCTAGTGGGCATGGTCAGTGAGGTGTTCACATGGACCAGCCTTACTGGAGTGCCCTATGTCCTTGTTGGCACCAACCGAAAGCTGTACGTGTCTGTCAATGGCGCGTGGAGCGACATCACCCCCATACGTGAAACCACAGTCGCTGGCGCAGTGACGTTTGCGGCGGTTGACGGCTCGGCAACGATCACTGTCTCCGACAGTAGTCACGGCGCAATCGTGGGTGATTTCGTAACATTCTCCGGCGCTACCAGTCTAGGTGGCGCGATTACTGCTACCATCCTAAACGCTCAGTACCAAGTAACCTCGGTCATCAACTCCGGCAGCTACACAATCACTGCGCCTGTTGCCGCCAATGCATCTGACGTTGGTAATGGCGGTGCCAGTGTCATCGGTGCCTATCAGATCAACGTCGGCTCTGACATCAACTACTTCGACTTCGGCTGGGGCGTTGGAACGTGGGGCTTGAGCACTTGGGGCACACCGCGAACCGCTGGTACAAGCGTCGCGCTGAACTCCAGAGTCTGGCAATTTGATACCTACGGTGAGGACGTGATCTGCCAGCTGGTGGACGGTCCAACGTACTACTGGGATCTGAGCGCGGGCGTTGCTACACGCGCAACGGTTCTGTCAGGTGCGCCGACCAAGAGCAAGTACGCCCTGATCTCGACTCCAGACAGGCATCTTGTCTGCTTTGGGACGGAGGCCACAATTGGCACTCCATCGACGCAAGATCCGATGTTTGTGCGATTCTCCAATCAAGAGGACATCTCTCAGTTTGTTGAGAGCGCGACGAACACGGCTGGCGGCCAACGGCTCACGGACGGTAACACAATCGTCACGGCGATCCGCTCTCGCGGTCAGATACTGATCTTTACCGACACGGCGCTGCACGGTCAGCAGTACATCGGACCACCCTTTACCTTCGGCTTCCAGCAGCTCGGTGCAAACTGTGGATGCATTGGCCCACACGCTGCGGTGGACGTCAACGGTCTTGCCTTCTGGATGGGCACCGAGGCGTTCTACCTGTTCGATGGTACGGTGAAAAAGCTTCCCTGTACGGTGCAGGATTATGTCTTTAAAGACCTCAATCAGGTGCAAAAGACCAAGGTACATGTTGGCCTGAACAGCCAGTTTAACGAAGTGACGTGGTGGTACTGCTCTGTTACCAGCGACTTCATTGATCGATGCGTCACGTACAATTACCTCGAAAACACATGGGCGATCGGCACGATGGCACGAACGTCGTGGGTAGATCTGAGCGCCTACCCCAAGCCGTTGGCCTCGAAGTACGAGCCTGACGCAACCGACGCCACCATCAGCACGATCTACGGGCTGACTGCTGGCAGGGCGCTGATCTATCAGCATGAGACCGGCACAGACGACGTGAATCTGCCGCTGGAGTCCCTGCTGACATCTGGCTACTTTGACATCGGTGATGGCGACAACATGCTGCTGATGTCGCGCTTTATCCCAGACTTCAAGAACCAAGTTGGGGATCTGACAATACGGCTGCTGCTGCGCGCATTCCCGCAGGCATTAGCAAGCCCCAGCTCACTTGATCCGTACATCATTACGCCGACGACCACTAAAGTGGACACCCGAGCGCGTGGCCGGCAGATCTCCATCACCATCGAGAACAACCAGCTGGGCGCAACGTGGCGCTACGGTACGCTGCGTGTTGACCTGCAGCCGGATGGTCTGCGATGAGCAAGATTAACAACGTCCGTCTGCCAAACGCCTCGGCGCAGTACACACCCGAGCAGTTTAACCAGCTGGTGCGCTCTCTTGAGCAGATTATCCTGCAGCTGAATACGACCTACACCCCCGTTACCGGTGAGAACATTGCCGGCGCATCAACATGGATGAGCGCAGGCAGCGGAGCGGGAGGCGGTTTTGCTGGTGGTATACGCGGGTTCCAGCTGTCTAACGGCATGATGCAGCCACATGCCATGCTGATTTCAGATGCTGATCAGACCAGTGCCGGCATCACCAGCGAGAACTTGGTTACCTACAATACAGTTGCGCTGTCCAACGGCATCCGCGTGGTGGACAACAGCAAGATCTACGTCCCCTGCAGCGGACAGTATTTGGTGACCTTCACGTTGCAGATGACCAATCGCAGCAATACGGCAGCTGAGTTTGAGATCTGGGCGAAGGACACGGGTGTAAACTACCCGCTCAGCAATACCAGATTTGATATACCTGCGCGCAAGAGCGCAACCATCTGGGCGCACGTGGTGCCCGCTGTGACAGGTATCTTCACGGTCACCGACCCTGCTGTGAACTATTTGGAGATCGCGTGGTGGTCCGACAATGTTGACGTGTATCTTGAACATTACGCAGCGGGCACCAGCCCCACGCGGCCAGAGATACCGTCTGTGATCCTCACCATCAACTTTGTGTCAGCCGGGTAATCAGCATGTCAAACAAGTATCTGAGAAAGCCGCTCATACCCGCTGCGACGACAGAAACGACCATTTACACAGTGCCAGCGGCCAACACGGCTGTGCTGTCATCGCTGCGAGTGACCAACGGTAACGCCTCGGTTGCGTCGATTTCAGTCAACCTTTACCCAGCTGGAGGTGCTACGGCGCACCTGCTATTGAAGACCTATCAGCTGCCCACGAATCAGACGATGGACGTTTTCAGCGGCGTGCCCTGTATCTTAGAAGCTACAGACGTGCTCAAGGTGACGGCAAGCGTGGCGACTGTGACGTTCGTGCTGTCCTATTTAGAGACTGATCGGTCGTAAGAGTGGACAATGAAGGCATCTTCGTTGATAATTTTAAGTATTCTCGCGACCTTACCCGGCGCGCAGCCCCGTGTGGCTTTTAACTTCTAAAGGAAAAAGACATGGTTAATGCTATGCCGGGAATGGGTGCCCCCCAAATGGCTCCCGCCGAACCCTCTGCTGATCAGCTTGCTGCATTTGAACAAATGCGCGAGCAGGTTTCGCCTACCGAAATTAATCGTGAAATGCTGATGACTGCCGAGCAGGCAGATCCTGTCGCAGTGGCCGAGTTCCGCAAAGAACTGGCAGAGCTTGAGGTGGCACCCGAGGTCATCGACATGCTCAACACGATGGTGGATGAGGTGCTTGCCAACCCCAATGAGTATCCTGTCATTCGGCAGAAATACCTTGATATGGGCGTGGACGAGGAGATTCTGCCAGAGGCGTTTGATGCGGGGCTCTTT